ATTCACGAGAAAGATTCTTCATACGAACAGTTTCATTGTCTGACTTTTGGTTTGGACTCATTAGTTGCAAGTAGTCGACAATAACAAAGTCTGGTTTATATTGATCAATCTTTCCACGCAAAACTAATGGGGTAATATCTCCACCTGTGTCGTTTGAAATAATATGAAATTCTGGTTTGCCTTGAACATGTTTTCCATGCCAAGACTTAAGCATGTCCATCTCTATCTGTCCAGCACTTAGTTTGCGGTGTGACCACAACCCTTCACCCATAATAGCAAACACACGATTTCTAACTTCAACCTCAGACATTTCAAGACTAATGATCATAGGACTACGACCCTGTTTCCAAGCCTGTACAGCGAAATAGAGAGACAACCATGATTTTCCTATACCTGGATATGCAAGGAAGACTCCTAACTGCCCTGGCATGATTCCAGAGGGTAGGTAGTTATCAAATCCTGGAAGGCCTGTCTTAATTCCTATGGCACCAGCCTCTTGTTGCTTCTTTAAATTTTCAAAATATGCAACAGCAGAATCTAAATCGGTTACATCAATATCACGAATGGCTGCAGTATTTTTTCTTAGTTCTGCTGTTTTTGTAATAAGCGTTTCAAGTGCTTCAACACCTTGTCCACCCTGAACATCTGTAGCAGCAGATCGAATGATATCCTTAAGACTATTTGTAAGATATTCTGCTTGTAATTCTTCAAGGTGATGTTTTGTAGAACCAACACCAGATAGTGGTTCAAAATCTCTAAACTTTTCTACAACTAAATCTACAGGTGGAACTGTGGCATTATGCTCGTAATATTTTCTAATAAACTGCCAAACATCTACATGAGTTATTAGTATGTTTTCTATGTTGGCTTGCAATAAAACATGAGCCTGCTTATCTTGTAATACGGCTGAGATTAACTTTGACTCTGTATTATTCACTCAACCACTCCTTAGCCATCTTCCTGCGTTGTAATCTATCATTTAAATCTTTTTCTTGTTCTTGTTTTCTTTCAAGTATATCATGTGCTATATATGCAAAATGACTCCATGAAGGGTTGTCTGTGACTTCAAAATAATATTCTAATAGTTCGTAGCAAAGTTCCAAGCCATATGACTCAATCAAAGCATTGGCAGACCACTGCTCGACCCATTTGTTATAGCGTGGCTCTTGTTCCAGTTTAAACTTATAGTATTTGTCAAACCTACTTAACAGAGCAAAGCGCTTCTGTTTATCGGTCATACTATTCGTTTTCTGCGTTTGACTTTGCTTCTGCTGCTTTTTCTATTAACTTATCTTCAACAAACTTATATACACGCTCAAATGCTTGATCAATAGTTTCTCCATTACGGCGAGAGTCAACAATTCCTAGATCAAGTCTAAGTGATTGAAAATTTCCAAGGTTGTGCGTATAACCTAATGTTACTGATATCTTTGTTTCTTCCATTTCATACCCTTCTGTTAAATTGATTCTGACCAAATTGGTATAAATCTACCGTCTTCAGTCTTCGTATATGTCAGTATACCATCTCCCATACGCCGTGTCAACTCAGCCTTTGTTGGAGTGATATCATTTGTTATTAAATTATCTTTTCTTGGTCTACCAATATGGTATGTAGCCAGTATATCACGAATCTCTTTTACTTGAGATTCAGAGTAATATGATCTTACTTGCCACCCTCGTTCTCCACCTTTTTGTGAACCAGTTGGAAATGGAATAACTCCACGCTTCATGAGTGATGGCATATACTTTTTATGTCTATTAACTAAATCAGCAGTTTCTCCTACTGTATATGCTCGTTCTCTTTTAGTTTTAAAATCACTTATCAAACAACTTTCTAATCTATCTTTTGTTATATTGTATATTGACATAATACCATTAGATCTGTTATAATGCACAATCCTAACAAGATCTTTATTTAAAAACCAAACTTTTTTATTGCCAGGAATTATAGGGGCGAGATTGTACTCTTGGCTCGTTCTGTTTCCTTTTTTAGTAGCCATCTTCCTTCCTTCGATTCAGATGGTGGATGAAAAAATACTCTTGATCCACATAGCAAACAATAAATCTCTAAGTGAGAAACTGAATTGTACAGTCTGTCTACTAACATTTTTCTTGAACATTTTTTGCATTTGATCATTAATTCGGTATGCCGACGATTATTAAGTTAACACCTATAGAAACTTCTCCAGCAACATTGAAGTTTACCACTCCATCAACTCTAGAAGTTGTTGGCTGTCTCAAAACTACTGTTACATTTTTACCAGCGTCGCCTCCGCCAATATTTACTGGACTTGCTGTAACAATAGGTGGATACTTAAATTCTGGACTAAACTGATACGAAAATGTTTGCTGACCTCCCGCAGTTTGGTTGCTGCTTGTTACAACATCAACATATCCTGCTATTACTCTTGTCTCAGATATCTTTGCGCTTTGTGATGCAAATTTTGGAACATCAACAGTTACATATTTATAAATCGCAGGGGATACCTGAACAGACACGTCATTAAGAGTACGCACTATTTGGTCTATATAAGCAACATCTATTGGCTGCCCTGGTTCTGGTGGTGATATTTTTGCCATGTTTCCTCCTATCTAATTATATCAGACTAGCGTCATTTTCAAATAATGTTGCAGTAGTAAATCTTTCTTGTTGTACTGTTGGCTTTTGTACAGCAACCTTAATAGATGTTTTATCTGCTGCATAAACAATAGAATAGTTTGTTTGAGATGTTTTTGCATAATATTGCCACTGACTATCTGGACTAGAATAGTTCCATTTAACATAAATATGATACTCAGGGATATTGGCTTGAGGCTCCCATACTAAATTAACAACCTTATTAGAGTTATCAACCACAATAGCATTCATTATTTCTTCTGCTGTATCTTCAGCAATAATCTTATATGTAGGGGACCAATGTGATGTTCTGTTTTTATCTTCAGATATAAACCTATATTTTAATACATATACGCTTTTATTGCCTTCTTCGCTTGCAAAGATTCCAGGTAGTTTAGATTTTGGAACTATTATTTTTTTAATTCCACGATCTGAAGTTGTCATCATTGCACATCCAGTGCAAATCTAAACTCAATATAATTAGTTGTATTTGCTGCCTTAACGATTGTTTCAGCATCTGGTGTTTTTACTATTGTATATCCAGTTAATCCATATATTGGATTTGTTGTAGCAACATTCTCAAACCTAATGGCGTCAAAACCAATATAAAAATCATCAGAAGGAGAATCATTAATATCTAAAATTGTTGTATATATTTTTGCAGTAGTAATATTGTTCCATGTGAAACCAGTTTGCTTATCTAATTCTTGTAATTGTTTTGTGACTACAAAATATCTGTTATTTACAAAATCATAGTCTGTGTTTTTTAATACTATCTCAAAAGCAGCAGAACCACTTTGTCTAGATGCTTCAGTATCTGATGGCGCAAACTCCAATAATATTCTAATTTCTTTTGGTTGGAATGAAGGATCTGGATCTTTATTGATAACAGTAAAAGCCATTTTTAGTTCATCTGTAGGAGCATTCTTAGTAAAACTACTTAATGATGTTCCAGTTAAATGTATATGCTTAGAGTTTGACGTAGCCTCTAAATGTCCGTTAACCACATTGATTGTTGACATATCTCCTCTGGTCAAAACAACATTGTTATAAAATCTTGCCCTTTCATATCTTCCCGCTCTATTTTGATCTGTAAAAACTCTATTTTCTGAGTTTGTTTGAAATGCTATATGTGTTTGATCTATAATATTATCTTTATCTTCTCCGTCTAGTGGCTCATATATTATAGGTAATGCTGTTGAACTTGTTCCAAGATGATATTCCCAGTTTTCGTTAACAGTAAATGCATATAACGTTTTACTGTCATATGCTCCTGCAGAAGGGTTTGCTCCTGCAGAATAAATACCTACCTCAGAAATCTCATATCTTTCATCTGTTGGTAGTTCTGCTGTCAAAACAATCTTATTAATACCATCTTCATAAACATATCCTCTAGAGGTAATGGCAGTTCTAAACATCTCAAAGTCCAAGGATGTCTTTGAAGAATAGTCTCCAAGTTCTTGATTACTTGCTATAGGCTTAGGACCGCATCCCAAAGCCACATATGAGGCATAGGCTGGTGCCTGGCCAATAAGGTACTTTGCTAATATATTTTTGCCTGTTTCAGTTATCATTGTTCCACCTCATATATTGTATCATCTAAAATATTTCCTTCTGATATTAAAGAAACCTCTACTTGTTCGTCTTTGCCCATATTTATTACATTAATAATCAGATTTCCTGTTTCGGCCTCTATATAAACTATTGCACAATTTGGTCCCGTTCCACAAACTGGTACCCTGGCTCCAAAATTGATGGGGAACTTTTTAAAGTAATTCTTATCTGCATCTTGCAAGGCTAATATATTCTGTGGATTATATTGAAAAAATAAACTTGTTAGATTTTTAATTGGAACATAAGAAACATTTGTGCCAGTTATTGCATCTGCTCTAATTATATTGATTAATTCTTGTCCACCTATATCTTCAAATATAAGATCAGTCATTAATTCTATTGGTGTTGTTTCATCTTTGTATAATATAATATCTTTTGTTGCTGGTTTTACTGCTGGCTTTGCTGTAGAAATTGCTGCAGTTGTGCTGGCAGTAGGTAGTTGTGGGGTAGAACTAACTATATAGTTATTATCTGCCATATCAAACCTCACTTAAATACAGATTCATTTCTGGACCTGTATTACTCTTTTTATATTCTATGCTATAAACCACAAACCTTTGTGTTTCAGGTGCTATTATATCATCACCAAGGGAGTCTTTATAGTCTATGTTTACAATATCCCCTAACTGAATCATTGGATTTGGAAATAACTTTATCCCGACATTTTTACGAGGCTTAAGTATTTTATTAATTATCCAACCCATTAATTCATTAGCATCATCATTTGTTTGTATGTATGCTGGATTAAGAGAAAACTCTCTTCTGCCGTAGGTAAGTCTACTGGTTTTAATTTTGTCATAATCTTCAGTTGCTTTAATTGGCGAAACAATTTTTCCATCTTTGCCAATTACTGGATCAGAAAAGTTTCCATTTTTTTCAAAATATGAGTCAACTGTTAGTTGTCCAGTAGACGATTGAGTAAATGCTATTCCCTGAATTCTTAAATAGTTACCACTAGTTTCATCTAAGTTCAATGAAGTATCTGTTGCATTAAACACCAGGAACTCTGCTCCATATGATCCAGCCTTAAAGCCAGATGTTGTGTATCCCTTAATTCTATTAAATGTTGGTGATAATTGGGCGTATAACGCTGGGTATGCTTTGTCATATCTAACTTTAAGATATGCTGCCTCTCTCATAATAGTACCAAATTCATCAAAGTACATACTAAATGATGGTGGTTGCCCTGTATTTATACCAGATAAATATGTAGATTGAACCATTCCAGACATTGCATATTTTCTAAATGATTCATTTACTGTTATATTTTCATCACCAAATGCTGCTGCAACTGGTGTATCTAATGCAAACGATGTGTTTTGGCTATAATTATTTGCAAGTGCATAAACATTTTCAAACATACATTTTGATCCGCCACGAACAAACAAAGCCATATTATTATAAACTGGCAACGGCTTGGAGTCATCTACAATCTTTACCATATTGTTATTAATATATAAATAAAATCTTCTAATATTTCCAACATCCTGGTACTCTACTGCTAAATCATATACTGTTGTTTTTTCCTCTGATACCATTCTTGCTTGTCCAGTAAACTTACCGTCGTCAACAATGATATTTGTTAAACCACCCCAAAGTTTAACTGGAATAGCCTTACCAGTAGAATCAGCATAAACTTTATAAAAAATAACATTATGTAAATTATCTACGTCTGCAGAATAAGACTTAACATTCTTTTCTGTTAAAGCAACAATTTCAAAATAGTAACCAACATTCGTATCTGGATTAAGCATTACAGCAATACCTCCAGATCCTCCTCGTATGTTTAGTTGATCGTTTGGCTTTGATCCAGATAAAACATAATATGCAGCAGCATTTACTGGAACCTGTTCTCGGGTTTCACTAAACTCAAGATTTCCAATAATCCTCATTCTTGTTCCAAAATGCTTATACTTATTATCTAATGCTTTATATTGATATGACAAAAAGTCAAGAGGGGCTTCCGTTGTGCTGAATGAAGGTCCACTCATCACTAATGCAGAAGATTGAATTGACCCAGCCTGTGTGGATCTATTAGTATTATTTTCAGACTCATTAATATATGAATAGGATAAAAAGTTTTTGATTATTCCATTTCGTATTGTTTCTTTTGCTCTGGCATTATTTGGTCCTGCTGCTATATTTGTAACAAGTCCTTTTGAGGCTATAGCAGAATTATCTAAAATATCTCCAGTAGTTAATCCAAATAGGTGCTTTGATTGCATATTAATTCCACGAACATATGTGTTATCTTTCCAATTAGAGTTTAATCCTGCATCATGTGCAACAATTGGTGTTCCAAATTGACCACGACCATGCCTTGCTACCTCACCATTTTTCATAACTGTTATATCATTAATAACTTCATATTTTGGTTCTGCATAAATTCTTACAAGTCCAGTTGGATATATTTTCCCATTGAAGGCTAACTTTGACATATAGTCTTGATATTCTTGGTTTGTACTGATCCAAACGGTTCCTACTGCACCAACTGTTTCTGTTACATAAGAAAATTTTCCATTAGTTTCTTCTCTAATGATATTTTTTTGTGCCCCAGGTATGTTATATTGAACAGCATCAAATTTAATTATTTCGCCATTAGCGTAAAAGTAACCATTATGTCTACCAAGCCAATATACCGCTTCACCTAAATCTATTACATTATTGATTAACTTGTTTCCAACTACAACAGGTGGCTGATCTGTTAAATTTGAACTTAATGGAATTGCTGCCAAGTTAAAGGTTGATTGGCTTCCCACTTCATTATTTATAGATCTAACTCTTTGATCTCCAGTAACTTCCCAAAGAAGTGCTGGTTTATAAATCCAGTTTTTAGCAGCAACCTCATTATCAATCATAGATGCTTGTTTAATACTTCCATATGATCTTTGAATATATCTAGCATCGTAATTAATTACACCGCTATTATAAATATTTCTTTCTTCAGAACTAATTTCCATAATGTTAGTTAGTTTAGTATTTTTGTTTGCATTTTCTATTGCTTTAATAATGTTTGGACCATCAGTTCCTTCTCCTAAGTCAACAACAACTGGTCCTAAATCATTTGTTCCGTACAATGTTATATCTGTATCTCTATCTGTTTCTAGTGGTAGCATATAGTTTTTGCTCATCATAACAAAATTATTGTATTCATCAAAAAACATGGCAGTTTGTGTTGATATGGCAAGATCATTTAATATTTCTGCAACAGTTTTATCTGGAGGAATATAGAAAAATGGAATAGTTAATTCTTTTTCTCCACTGACTCTTTTAAAAACATAATTTGAAAAACCTATAGAGTCTAGTAATAGGCATATAGCATAACTAAGCGAAACATTTCTAACTAACATTTCTGGCGCTTTTACAGATTCAAAATATAAGAATAAATCTCTTAAGTTAAGATTAACTGTTCTATCGGTATAAGAAAATGCTGGAAAGCGTTCAGAATACATAGTCTTAATAGGGACAAAATAATCATATCCATCTACATTTACTGTAATAT